ATATTTACGACCAACATATTTTTTATTATTCAATAAATTTGTTATTAAATAAATAAAACCGAATGTGCCTTCCGGAACATTTTCTATCTGTTCCCCTTTATATAACCAATGTGACATATTTACTTTTCTGTTTCTACTGGGATATTATACATTGATTCTATGTAGTTTATAATATCATTTATTCTATCAGTTGAGCTTGAATTGGATGCCCATTTATCCTTATATTCTGCTTGAAAATCTTTAGGAAAATAACCAATTGTCGCATTAGGAAGAAATGTAAGTTTATTAATAAGGCTTTTAGTAAGTATTATTTTTTTAATGTATGTTTTAATATTTTTTATACCGCCCTTTTCAATTTCAGGGCCATACCACAACTGTTCCATTTCATCTCCATACGAATCACTATAATTTTTATTATTTATGTCGGTGTCCTCTGGATTAAAAGCATCATTATATGGAATGCTTCGATATTTATCTGACATTCTATTTCCATCTAACATTATCGCAAAATCGTCTCCACCTATTTGTTGATTGGTTCCTAATCTTGATTTTGAAAAATTTTTATCGCGAGTTGTTGAAATGGATGCATTAAATCCTGTCATTTTACCTTGACTGAAATTTCGTGTTGACCATGCCGATTTTAATAAATTACTATCTAATATTTTAAATATGCTCAATATGGCTGTAAAATGATATACATCTCCAACTTGTTTTCGCTCTTTCAATAATTTAGTAAGTTTTATCATTAGTGTTGATGTTTTGGTATAAAAATATTAGCATTTTTATCAGTTGCTTCTAAATATCTCTGTTCAACAAATGTATTATTTTTATATATTTGCCAAATTGTCCATTGACTTATATCATCTCTCCAAAAATTATACTGTGCTTGACTTTTATTGGTTGTAGCAACAAGTTTAATTTTATTTGCAGTATGTGTTGTTGATAATAAATTTTCACCTGTTGGTGTATAATTGAATTTATCTAAACCATTTTTTGCATAAGCAGTTAAAGATTCAGTTGAGTTGTCTGTAAAAATAATTCGTATCTTATAACTTTTACATAACACACCGCCTATATTTGCTAACCCAATTCCTGATGCTGTAAATTGAATTTCTTTAACTCGTGATTTATTGTAAATATTATATGTGCGAGTTTGAGGTAATAGATAATTGTCTGTAGTTAATGATGTAATATAAAATACTAATCCTACATTGGATCTTAATTCTAATTCACCTGTTGATGCGTATAATGTAGTTGTATCTGACTGTGTTTCTGTAGATGCATCTGTTGGAAGTTCTTCTTTTTCACATTGCACTCCAAATAACAATGGAAATAATATACAAAATACAATTAATAAAAAGCGTTTCATATTAGAACCCTAATTTGGTCAAATAATTTTTAACTTTATTCTTTACAGAATCAAAAAATGATTTAGTTTCAGCAACTTCTTCTTTTACTTCCTTTTTAACTTCAGCAGTAATTTTAGAAAAATGAGTTTTAAGAAGTGCATAAACAAGTACACGATGTTTTTTATTTTTTAATGCTTTCAATTGTTCTAAAACAGATAAAATAGCATCATCTAATTTTGAATCATCAATTAAATTTAATTTCTTAATTAAGAATTCATTTTTTATTGTATCAAGTTCTTCTTGTGATTTAGAATCTACAAATTTAGAATCAGAATTAAATGCAGATGGACCTAAATCCTTTGCAATTTCAGTTATCAATTCTTGAGATAATCCCAATTCCAATTTATCAGAATCAGCTTTTAGTTTAGAAATCAAAATTTCAAATTGTGTACTAGTTTTTGCCATATAATCCTTTTTTGTTTATAATTATCCGTCCCATCTTACTAATATATTTATATCTACATCTTCTCTCATTTGTATCGGCTGTCCCAATTTTGCAACTGCGACCATATCACCTTTATCATTATACATTCCAATTGCAGTCGCATATGGATTTAAAAGTGAACCTGTCATATCATTTAAAATCAAATCTGATTTAGGAGATTGAAGTGAAGTTGGATTTGTTGAAAGATTAAAATCGCCTTTTCTAATCTTACATAATACTTCATATTCATAAATTCTATGTGTACCTTTAAATTCTAAATTGAAATCTGTATTAAATATATTTTTATACTTATTATTTAAAGGTGATAAAACAATGTTTCCTTTTCTGTAAAATACGTTACCAACAACTGCAGTATTATACATATAATCTAAATTGGCAACATTTTTATAAAAATCAGTATCTAATACTGAACCTGAATAATATGCTTTTTCTATAAATCTAATTTCGTCTAACGATCCACTAAACGAATCCAACCCTTGTTGATTTCTTGAGCCAAACATTAATTCAAAATCATTCAAACAATTATCAGTTGAATCTACTGCAGATGCTGATATTGGGCCGCCATTCACAACCATTTTTATTTTACTTATATCAGATTCTTTATATTTTGTGACACTTACATGTGACCATTGATTTGCAGATACAGAACACGATACTTGTGTTATCGTTTTACCATCGGATCGTCTAAAAAATAGTTTATTGTTATGCCATGTAATATCATATGGATAGACATCAGTTGCTCTATCCCTATATGAACTTGACATATAAACTGCTTGTGTTGTTTGTCCACTACCGATATAAACTTTTTCTTGTTTGCCCCAAGTATTTTCAAATATAGTTCCATTTTTTGAAATTACTGAACCGGTACTAGATTGCGTTGATGGATTAATCCAGAATGAAAGTGTAAAGTCATCTGTTGAATCAAAATTATATTTTTTATTATGAGGCGTTCTTATATAGCTATAATTTGAACCATCATATTTAAAATATGCTGCTACACCACATTGTGAACCTGATATTGTAGCACCTGGTAAATATGTTACATTGGTAACAACACTAGGTTGATTTTTAGTAATTATTTGATATGAATCATACGCATATGTATTTGATATTGTTCCTGTACCATATTTAAAATTTCTAAATTCTGAATTGAATCCCCAATATCCAATAACATCATATCTTGAAAATGCTACTAAATTTGATTCTAAAGTTTGGTCATACAAATTACCATAACCATCATCAACTAATGTAATACTTCCCGACGTTATTATAACTGAACCAGGTTTTATCCTTTCACCATGATCCATATATGGAACTGATAAAATAGATGCTGTAGTATTTAGGTGTTTAAACGTATAACGACGATTTGGATGTTCAAAAGAGCCATATGATGTATATGGGTCTCTATAATATAAATGATTTATACTTTGCCAAATTACATGCTTAAATGAACCATCTGAATTTTTAGGGTCATTGTCAGCTCTTGGGTCTCCAATTGGTGTCAATAGATTAGTATAAAATCCTTCTGTTATAGTATACCCACTTCCAGATTGTAATATTTGCGTTTTAGTAAAATTAAAAGTCTTATACACTTTAACAGGGGTCAAAGTGAAATCTTGTGATTTTACTGGAGCAAATGTTGTAGGTATTGACATTCCACTTCACTTTTTATTGTGTGATCTTAACAGTAAACAACGACTCATCTGAAAGTGAACTCATAATCGGCTTTGATACTTTACCTATTGCTAATAATTCCCTCTCTGCATTATATAATCCTACTGATGTAAAGTATGCTTTATTCTGTCGCAAAAATGGAGTTGATATATCACCATTTGAACCTGTTACATATGTTGGATTATTTGAGTAATTTAATTGTGAATTTTTCAATGTAATGAAATATCTTGATGCATGTTTTAAATCTATTCCCCTCGCATAAAATCCTAATGCATCACCCGATGAATCAGTTAAATTTCTATCTAATACTAATTTCATCGAATGAAATAATCTATATGCATTATATCCATTTCTATCAATTGATCTATTTGTCGCAAATCCAAATTCATCTAATTTTCTACCTGATAAAACAATTATACCTGCACTCGGATATACTACACCAAATGCGTCAGATCTAATTGCAAATAATAAATTACCATTAGGCAATTCTGTATAACTTCCTGTACTAGTCGGTTCATTACCATTAGAATCTGCAATATCTAATAATTCTGAAGTATCTAATAAAGCGTCATTCAACCAAGAATCTACTCCTAAATAACCATAAGCAGATCCGGTAAGTGCACTTGTTACTATTTGTTGACCTTGTGATGCAGTTACATGAAAATATTCACAATCCGGACAATCCCAAATAGGTGGTTTTCCATTTTTACCAAACCCCCATTTTAAAAATCCTGTATAAATTATACTTCCTGTTGTGTATTGAACTGGTGTCGAAAAAAATGTATCAATGGTTAATTTACCATTACCTAATGGATCATTTATATTTACTGTATTCCAAGTTCCTCGTATGCTTCCAGATATGTTATTCGGTGTAAATGCGATTGGGCCTGCTGAACCTGTAAAACTTGCTGTATAATATCCTGTATATCCAATTGAATATTGATTTAAATCTTGATAATATGTTTGACTTGTTTTTTCTAAAGTAAATGAACCAGTAACATTTGTAAATACAAATGGTATCATCTCTGCTCCTGTCACTATTGCAGTGTTGCTTGTTGTAGTTGTACTATTAACAACATGTGTTACATCGCCTCTACTTATACTTGCTGATGCAGCGCTTGATGTTACATAGGTAGTTCTGATACCATCTTCTATTGTTCCAATTACTACATTATAATTTTTAGAAGTTAAATATACAGCTCCTTGTCTTTGTTCTGTTTTAGTAATTTCATCAACTAATGTAATAATATTATTTCCATAAGTCGCACTCATCATTTCTGAAAGTGAACTATTTGAACCTGTTTGCAATGTAAAACTTGCTGATGCTATTGTCAATTGCCAATTTCCAGGGTCTAATGCTTGTTTAAATCTATCTCTATTAATATCAATTATATACACATAATCTTCATCGCCACTCCCAAAATTAAATTTTTCTTGACCATGAGGTAAAAGTATATGTGCGTATTGAGTGTACATTGCTTTAGTTAATGTCTGATTATCTAAACCACCCAAATCTGTTGCGCCTTTTCCTTCATAATCAGCATAAATTAATTTATATTGTAATTCAGCACTGCATGTAGGTGAGGTATCAGGTGACTTATCATACACTGGCAATATATAACTTACAGAACCTGAATCTGTTAAACTCGCTGTTGATGGCGTTGTTAAATAAGGAGTATTACCTGTCCACGCTCCGAATGAAGATATATCTAATGTTTTTAATGTATTTTTAACATCAATTGGATAATACACAATTGCAGAAACAGCAGGCTCATTTACAACAATCGGGTCTGGTGGTGGGGGGGGAGGAGGAGGATCTATATACCCACACTCTTTTGAATTATTCTGAATTTTTTCAATATATTTTCCACAATTCCCATTATGATACTCACCATATAAATCTGAATTTATACAATACGTTCTAATCAATGAGCCTGCTTGTATGCAATTAGGATTAGGTGCAAATCCACAAAATACAGAATTTGTTTCAATCAATTGCTCATAAGTTCCGCAACTTCCGTTTGCATATATGGCCCATTTTTCAAATTTATTAGGGCTATTAGGATCCTGCGTGTTTTTACACTCATATCGTATAAATGTACCAGAAGACGGGCATGGATTAGGTAAATCACCTATCGGTTCACTGCATAAGCAAACACGATATTGCCATTCTATAGTTGTTGGATCAGGCTGACTTCTACATACGCAATATTTCCATCTCCAACACTCATGAATCATGAACAAGAATTGTTCCGGTTCAGGAACTGCGACTTGTGTCCATAAACCTGTTGGTACGTATCGAGTGGTCAATAATGTACCTTCTATAGGTTCAGGTATTGCATCACATGGCTCACCTGGATTACAACGTGGATCATTTGGACATTTATCGCAATCTAATACACAGCCAGGTTTACAATCACCACCCCAACTATCAGGTAAATAACATGGATCACATTGTGGGTGATTTGGATTCTGCTGACAGAATGTTAATACAGGACTATTATCACCATTACAATTATGCGCAGCAAATGAGTCTACAAAATATGTGTGGTCACTATTTGAATCTAATGTTAAATCGTATACTATAGTTTCATCGTAAACGCCAGCATTTATAATTTCGAATGATTCAATTAATACAAGACCATTTTCTGTAAAAATATAATCACCTACTTCAAGTTGTTTTATTATGCCGCCTTCTTGAAGAATTATATCAAATGCTTTAAATGTAGTTTTTGATAATTCAAAATTTGCAGTTACCCAAACATTGTGAATTGATTTGAAAACGTGATCTGGTGTTGCAAATGATTTTCCACCATTAAGTGATAATAGACCTCGTGTACCTACTATCGGTGTAATTTTATTTTTTACTTCGGATATTTCACCATTACTCGTTATTACAGAATCACCAATTTGAACATCACAAATATTTTTATATGTCCCATCAGACATTTTTACTTGTGTATCACCTACAAAACAACAAACATCCTCAATTGGTGTAGTCGCTACAGGACATACATTACAATTTGGTATAATAGGTCGCCCTTGTATATTTGCGCCAGTAATTTGTTGTGGCGACGTTATTTGCTGTTTAGTTATAATTCTAAAACAATTGCCTGGACTCATTGACATCACAATATTAGTCTGATATTCGGTTTGCGAATATCCCGTTATTGTTGTGTCAACATCAAAACATTTTTCTAATTGATACGTCCAAGAACCATTAGGTAATGTTGTAGGTGTTTGGCAATTAGCTTGACAATCAGTAAGTGAACTATATTGACCTTGCCCTGATGTTGCTGCTACACATCCATTTACTGTGCAATTAAATCCTGATGGACCTGGTAATTGACAATTTGCGGCGCATTGTGCCGCTGTCGTATATTGTGGTTCGTATCCGGTATTTGGGTCATAAATTATTTGTTGACATTGTCCATTTACACAATTGTACCCAATTGATAATGCTGTACCTGATACGCCTGGACCTCCTTGCACTTGTTGTAAAGGGCAATTACACTGTGAATATTTTGGAACATTAGTTATATCAGCATATGGTTGTGATGGTTGTGCACCATTAACTTGTTGTTTTGAATAAATTTTAAAACAACTATTACCAATTATAATTGATTGATTTAAATTAAATTCCTGCGTTGCCCAAACTCGTCCACTATTTGTTGGATCTGTACATTGTTGTACATCATATTCCCAATGTGTTTGAGTTGTAGTTATAGTTGGCGTATCTGTACAATTTGCACAACCACTAATTACACGTTCAGTATTTCTTATATCAACTGCACCCGCTGGTATATTATTTAATGCAACCTCAATAGGATATCCTGCAGTGTCAATTACTTCAAAACAAAGACCATCGACACTTTTTACTGCATATCCTGGAAATAAATCTGTTGTTTGTCTATATGCATCAACTATAGCAGCTGAACTTGTTGCACCACATCTTCTTATTCTATATATGTAAACATTATTTGAAGAACCAGAAGACCCACCGCTTGGAGGAGGTGGGGGTGGGGGTAAATTACAATCACCGCAAGAATTGAATAATAATCCATTAGTTGTATCTAAATCTCCTGGAGTTGTTTGCGTTCCTTCAGATGATAAAACTTCATAACACGTGCCATTTATTTTAACAGCTCCACCGACATATGCATTTAAATTTGCTACATTTTGACTTGTAGCTAAAATTTGAGCACCACCCACATTTCCACATGGGCGTACAAAATATTTGTAATATGTGTTTATTGTTGGATTTACAAATATAGTTGGATTTGTACAAGTAATACAATCTGGAAATAGTAAACTGGCATCAGTAAATGGAGTCATGTCTAACGCACCAATGGGCGTATTTTGCTGAAACCCTTCATATGATACTACTGAATAGCAAATATTACCAATTTTTACAACCGTTTGCCCAGGTGCTAAATTTGATGACCCCAATTCATCTGTGTAAGCTTGAATTTGACCACCAGTAGTACAATTTTGTATATTATATACGTAAAATGCCATATATTATTAGAAATCCAATTTAACTTTTATCAACGCTTCTTCCTTATAAGATTTTTTAATTGGCTGTGATAATTTAGCAACAGCAACTAAATCTTTATTCATATTATATAAACCCACTGTCGTGATATAAGTTTTAGGATCTGCTATCATATCCGGATGTCTTAAATCTCCTTCTGAACCTGTTACAAATGTTGGATTATTTGAAAAATTATAATCAGAGTTCTTAACTCTCACAAAATAATGAGTCGATTTTACTTTTTCAGATCCTCTTCCTTGAAATCCTAATTGATCACCGCTGCCATCTGTATACAATGCTGAACCTGAAATTGATATAAAGAACCTTCTTAAATTGTCGCCATCTAATTCTCTTGGTGTAGCTGTCCCGAATGATGCCGATGCATCTAACATCGCTCCATCTAAAACAATTATACCTTTTCGTTTAAACAATTGCCCAAAGATTACAGGATTGGTCGAATTATAAACTCCGTCCTCAATTGAACCTGATACCATATTATAAACTTCACCACCATTTTTTATTGTGGCTGGATTTATTGTTGAATCATCAACAAGTCTTAATACACTACCATTGCCTGATAATCTAATTGCACTTCCTGTAAATGAGTTACTTCCACTTGCTGCAATCCATTGTGAACCAGAAAGGTGTGCTAAATTCAATTCTATATTACCTTCATCTAATGATTCCAACATTCTTGCTCTATTCACATTCACAACATAAATAGAATTTGCAGTTTGACCATTAATTATGAAAGCTTCATCAGTTGGATCTAAACATAATAATCTATACTGACCATAAATTGCTCGAGTTGGAGTATCATCAATTTGACCTCCTTGATCTACTGAACCTGAACCAAATCTATTACCATATGCAATACTGAATTGTGCTTCGGAATTACATGATGAAATAGATGAGCTATTATAAATTTCAAAATAATATTGCTTTTGATCTGTTGTTTGCGCTGAACTTGTAAAGAATGTAGTTAGTGTTCCTACATTACCTGTCCACAATGCTCTTGTAACTGTTTCTTGTTGATTTGGAACAACATCATCTGAATTGAATACACTAAATAATTTACCTGAACCTACACCTGCCCCTGGAGGTAATGATATAATTCCACCTCCACCTGTACCGATACCTGCACCATTACCGTTTCCCGTCATAAACGTATCTCTTGGGGGGGGGCCACCCGGGCCACCCAATGGTCCTCCTAATCCTGTTCCTGTACTTATACCTCTATCTTTTCTTGGGTCAACTTCATACACGATATTTTTTTCATCAATCACATAATCTTTCCCTTGTGCATCTCTAAATACTGGAATTGAACCTCCAATAACTCCCTGCACTGCGGGATTTGTAGATTGTTTTACTTGATCTGCATCAAAATTTGTTGGTTGAATTGATTTACCAGTCTCACGAAGTCTATCAATTAATCCACCATCTATTGTTGCGCTTGTTCCAAATCCTATTGCCATATTTTATTATCTCTTTTAAATGTTTATGGTAAAATTATAGGTGCATCACCTGTAAGTGGTGTGCCCGGTGTTGTATTCAATGTTTGTTTAGTAACATTTATAGTAAGTACAGTTTGTCCTCCAGTTTCATTACCATAAATTGTCAATGTTGTAGTTTTCGCAGCAGCAATTGCTGATTTTGCTCTGACTCTGAATGTTTTGCCTACAACTGAAACAGATTGTCCAGGTTCCATATCAGATAGCATTGTAGATGCACTCTTTGTTCCTAATGCTGCATCTACAACCTCTAAAATTGCAACATCACTATCTGCTAATACTGCTGTATATCCATATGTCGAATTGCCTTCCGCGTAGTTTATAGTTGAGGGTCGAATAATGTCTTGCTGTCCTGCTGATAATGTTATACTGCTGTTCGGTACAGATACAATAGGAATTCTAACAGTCTTTTTAGGTAATGTTACTAATTTATATTTCATCACTTGTGTTTCATCAGGAACAGCCTCTGTTACTGGCAGAGCTTCTATTACAGCACCATAATAGGCAGAACCCAATGGATGGTCTGCATTCCATAGTGTATAATCAATTTCATCATCTGCCAATGCAAAATGTGTAATATTAAACTCATTTTGTCCCTTTGCAAGAAGTTCACGTCCTTTTCTTGTTAAGATTGCATCTACAACAATTGAAGAATTATTTAAATATCCCATATGTATCCTATTTTATTTTTTATATTTTTTAATTTCAGATTTTACAACCATTTCAATCAAACGTTTCAGTTTTTTAACTTTATTAACATTTTCATTTTTTGCTTTATAATTTGAATCTACATAATCAAAAAATTCTTTTTTTTCTGCATCTGTTTTCAAATCAGCTGGAGAATTTATTTTAAATTTTTTTAACGCATCCTCAAAAAATTTTTTATATTTTTCATCCATATTTTTACACTTCTTTTTAATGATTTATTATAAATATCAATTATTTAGAAATTTTTTATTCAATTCTTAAATTGCCATCAGAATTTCCTGCATTTATAAATATAGAGTTGGGATTAGTTTGTTTAATTTCAACAACTGGCCCACCATCTACTGTATTTGGCGAGTCAATATTAATTCCTGGACCCTCTAATTTACATCCACCAAATCTTAAATCGTTTACCTTTGAACATTCATTATACTGATAATACCATGTTTCATACGTTGCTCCGACAAATTCTCTTCGTTCTTTGTGTTGATTTCTAATCCAGCCTTCTTCCCATTCAGTTAAATAATCATACAACCCGGATGCGTCTGAATAAAAATATGTTGCGGCGCTTGCTGACACATAAATAGTTGTCGAACCAGATGAAATAAAATTAAATTTATATCTATTTATCCATTCAGAACTTCCCTTTTTTCCATAACGTATTTTTATAGTTTGATTTAATTTTTCATTCGATGGATTTGCACTTTCAAATACTTTAACAGTTAAATCTACAACACTTGATGTATCAATTGGTGATGCATATAAATCTAATAAATATCTCGACCCACTCTCTGCTGTGAATGTCTGTTTTAAAACTATACTGCCACTAAATTGAATATATTCTTTTAATTTATTTTTGTTAATATTTGATCCACTTGCTTCTTGACTACCTGAAGTAGATATGCCTGTAACAGCAACCCATGAACTTGTAAAATATGAATCACTTGGAAGATACGCATCATAATGATATATTTTTCTCTCATATCTGCAATCTGGATTTGATTTTGTTACATATAATTGTAATGAACCTGATTTAAATCCGCCATATTTATCAATTACGTCAAATTCAACAGAATGTATATCATACCAAGTTGACTCAAATGGCGTTTTTAAATTTACACTTCCAGATGGATTTTCATATTGAGAACCATTCATTGAATTTTTTAAATCAAAACTACTTGTTGTGACTGTTAAAAATTCATTTTCTCTAATATGTAAAGTTTTTCCTAATGAACTTGTTATATAATTTCTATTGATAAATAAATCTTCACCAAAATCAATCGATGCTGTTTGATAAAAATAATCTATTTCTGAAGAACCTGTTAATGAAATTTCATCCGATTTTACTAAATATTCAGCACTTTGAGTAGGTAAATAAACAATTGTATCTGACCATTGTGGATTAGTAACTTCAGGTAATCTTGAAATTTGAACTTTAGGTCTTTGCAACATATGAGGTTCAACTAATATACCTGCTATCAAATTTGCACGACCGGGAACTAATTGTTTTATTTGCTCAAAGAATGTATAATCATATGCACTCAAAATTCTAATAAATGAATTTATGTCATATTTATTTTGATACTTTTGAAAATATTCTTGTCGTTTGGTGTCTAAAACAGGATACGATATTCCAAATTCATGTTCTGGGTCTGAAATCCATTCATCAAGATTTTCATTACCCATATGGTTTGCAATATCCCTATTTATTTGATCTGCAACTGAAAATACTATCGCAAGTCGATTTGTGTCATTTGGTTTTTCATCATATTCAGAATTTTCAGCTCTTGCCTGTGGTGATAACTCAAATTTTAGATAACTATCTTCCAATCTTATTTTTTCAGATCTTAAAGTACTTCCTGCTATTTGAGGAGTTTCTGAATAATAAGTTTCATTTATACTTGTATATTGTGTATATTGAGAACCTGTAAAATTTACGTATTCTGATAATGTCGGAGTATAAGTTACTTGGTCTGGTTGCGACCCTGATACAAATTTTATTATTGTGCGGTCTTCTCTTTGTAAATCTACACCAAATGGAATATATCTATATAATGAATAGAATGAACCTGATAATGAATCTACATTATATGCCCTGGGATTTTTTACATGATTGTAAAATGTAGCATCATCATATGTAGTAAAATATTCTTTATATGCTTGTACAGAACCTGAAAAGAAACTCGATGTAAATGAAAGCGACGTTTGAGAATTTGTTTCCAAAAATGTATAAAAACTGCCACTGCCTCCACCTAAAAAGTTATTTGTTATTTTATAAACATCAGAAGACATTGAAACAATAGACTCTTGTGCAATTCTACCATATAAACTATCTGATGCTCTTGCTATATGAACTACGGAATCTACACTTCCTGTATTTAAAGGTGTTGTATCATAAATTCTAACTGTCCATAAATCACCATCAAATAAAGGTAAGTAATCACTATACGCGTATGTTGGAGTCGTTCCAAATGTTTCAAATAAAACTTTTCCATATTGATAACTTCCAGAAATTGATGCCGACCCTTCTAATTGTAGAGAAGACACAACACTTAATGCAGCCTTTACTGCATTTGAACTTCCTGATGTTTGGAATAAAATTGGATACGCACCATATGAACTTGATTGTAATGTGCTGAATCTAAATTCATAAGTATCTGGGGTTCTTAATGCTTGTGTGCCACTTCCTGTTTGTCCACACCAAGCTCCATTACCCCATCCATAAACATATGCATTTATTTGATCTTGAGGTATTTTTACATAAGAACCACTTTGAATATTTAACTTATATGCATATGTATCTTCTATTAAAATAGGCAAATCATTATCAATTCCAGGACCACCATATTCTTTTATAGAAATAAATGATTGAGGAATCCCATAAATTGCCATCAATGCTTTTATAGATCTTGATGTACCTTTTGTTTTTAAAAGATAAGGTAAATTATTTACAATCCTTCGCCAAATTTGTTGAGTTTGATTTTCATGAGCGTTTACTAAAAAATCCGGTGATTGCTGTAAACTACCAGTTGAATCAGTTCCTAATTTATATAACCATAAATCTGATAATTGTCGTGCATTTTGTAAATTCCATCCATAACTTTTTGCTATATAATATAATAAATCATTACTCGCCCCTCTCTGTGGATGTTCATCTCTTTCATGGATTTGAGTCAAACCCTTGATATACATATACATGTTATCAAAATGCTGCCCAATCATTTGTATAAACAATTGATACTCTGAATTATTTTCATCCATCAATATATGTTCAGGCAATGACCACCATAAACTATTGTAATTAGTTTCATCATAACTAATAGCAGATGTTATGTTTGATTTGTACCAAGTTTCAACAATACTGCTTGTTGCTGAATAATTTAATAATTTATTATTCGCTTCATATTTTGGCCAAGGAGATACTGATCCAGATATATCGTGCGTAAATATACTTCCTGTTGGACTATAATATAGCCATCGCTCAAATGAATCAAATGACTCCAATAAAGAATTTATCTTTTTTTGATTTATGTCAATGTTCGAAATAACGTAATACGATCCGCTACCTGAAGATTGTTGCAGTGTCGAATTATCTATTGAATAAGATTCAATTAATTGCATTTTATAATTGAAGTTACTCAATCTTTCTTCTGCGGAACTATAAAATATAAAATTTTCCCAATCAGTATAATCTATATTTAATATAGCTTGAGACGAACCAGATATTATACTATCTAATATTTTTTGAGTAGTAGGAGCATCTGAAGTTAATAAATCTTCCCAACTTTTATAAATTGTCGCTTGTGAGTCATAATTGTCTACATCAATGTCAAATTTTGGCCCCTTTAGTACGTTTACGGGAGGATCTAATAATTGAGTTGATAAATATATAGTATCAATATATGAATCAATTATTTGATAATCAATCCAAGTAGATTCCAAATTTTCAATTTCAACACTTATTGGAGTAGCTACTTTAAAAAATATTGTTGTCGAATCATTTACATTTGTTCTAAAATTTACAATTTTATTTATTCGATTCGATCCAAAATTTAAAACTAAATTATTTAAAGTTGATGTATTTTTAAGTTGAGATGCGTATGCAACTAAATTTTCAATGACATATAAGTAATTTATATCTCGTATTGAAATTTGTATTTCAGTTCTATCAGGTGAAATGTCTTTTACATATAAAGGATAATTTTTAGGAGATGACGCTTTACCAACAATAGTTGAAAATAAGTTATATACTATTTTATAACTTCCTCGATTTATACCGACATGTCTAAATATATCACGAACATCAAAAAGTATGCTATACGGACTTTTAGGTTGAGATTCTAATATTGGGGACTTATTATAGACTGAAGTTATATAATCACCTTCAATTGAATATATATGAGTTTCAGCAGATAATTTTATTACATCACTTCCGATAGTGGTGAATTTCGGAACAACTACAGATGTATCTATTATAGATAATTGCTTGGAAGTTAGCACTTCTCCAGTTTGTGGTAAATTTGAAGATTGTATTTTATCTATATTTGCGTATCTATCTAAACTCATTTATTACTATTTTTTAGTTTCTTCTATAATTTTTCTAACTGCTTCATTTAACTCACCTCTAAATACATTTGTTAGCTGCCCCAATAACCCAGTAGCTGCATCACCTAATACATTACCAATTGCGCCTCCTACGTTCTCTCCTAAAGAATCCTGCAGGCGATTGGTTACAGTATCTAAACGTTCATTTATATCTTGTGTTAACTCTCTTTGGGCACTTGATATTCGAGAATTTGCTTCTGCTAAAGCTGCATCCGCAAGAGCTTTAGTTGCGTTTGCTTGTAATTGTGAGGCCAATGCTTGATTATTTGCAGTTTCAGCATTCTGTCTTAAAGATTGCATATTCGTTTCTGCTTGTTTTTTAGCATCATTTGCTAATGTTGCAGCATCGTTAACAGTTTTTGATAAATCTTCGAACTTGTCAAAAAAAGATTCTGATTCCATATCGGATGACCATTGATCCGACATATCATCTACATCGTTAACAATATTTTTAGCTCTATTATATAACCCGCTTATGCCACCAAATAGACTCATAATTTATATTACTTCACTTTGGTTTGTTATTATAAATTTAGCAACTTCTTCTGTAGCGGCTTCTAATGTGAATCCATCTTGTACAAGTTTATTAATCATCGAATTATGAAGTAAATCATCAAATTCAGTCAATTCAATTATCCTAATATCTTCAAGTGATTTGTTCCTTTCAAATAACATCACCTCAACAGTTTTATAATTAGGTATTTTTTTAACCATGCCCATATCAATTACATAATATGTATAATCTTTTTTATCTAAAAATCCTTCACCAACTACTCTAAATATTGTCCCTTCTTCAAAAGAAACAGGTTCAGGAATTGAATCTGAAAATGGTGTTTCTACAAAATACTCAAAATTGGTACTATTTAAAAATTCTAATGAATAGTCATACATTATTCTTTTCGTCGGTATAAAATTTATAAGAACACTTTCATTTTCAATAGGAACTATATATACTCCTGCTGAATTTCGTGTGGTTATTTTGTTTGCATATATGTTTTCAGATTTAATTTGTTCATTCGTTTTACGAACTTGAAATTCAGACGCATCCGGTAATGTTTGATCAATAGTTTTTAATAAACTTAAATCAATATCATTTAAATTTTCATATATTATATTTTCGTGTATAAAATTCATAAATATTTTTCTACTTTAAAGTTTATATTACTATCGACTACGTATTCATTTTCATCAGAATCTATCACTTTAATCAAAATTTTATAATATCTAACTGGAAGTAGATTTTTCATATTTAAATTTATAAAATGGCCTTTATCATCCAATTGAATTTTTGTACCAATTGTATCAAATGGAACGATATCTAATCCAGTTACATAATCAACTACAGAATAATAAGATGTTGATGGTAATTTTTTTTCTGTAATAGCTTCTGTTTTACTTTCGTATGTATAAGTAGGATATGTATCTCTTACACCTATTCGTAATTTTACAATTTCAGAAGTTGTATATTTACTTTTTAGATTTCTACTAAAAATTGTAAAAGATTCTGAAGCTTCTGTTTTATTTATAAAACTACCTGTATATCCATTATCACTATTCCAAAACACTTCTAATGTTGGAAGATATATTGTATGAGTTTCCCTGCTGAAAAATTTTATTGATCCATAAATTTGGTCATTTGTTTCAGAATCTTGCGAATGTTTTAAAATTAATCCATAATTAGGAATTGAACCTGATACCCATTGCCTAACTATTGGAGTTATGTCCATTCTCAAATCAGGTGATTGAAATGAAAATGATTGTGTTGCTTCATAATTTGAATTCCACGTACCTCCACCTGAAACTGATGCATATTGTAATGAACCTGACCCACTATCCCACGTTCCCAATTGATACCCATTTCTGTAATACCACGATACACCATTTCTTATTTCAGGCTCATCATTATAATTACCATTTCCGTTTACCCACGGTTGAGATAATGGGTAAGCGTGCAGTGTGTATTCTGTTTGCAATGATGTGGCATCAGATGAATACAGACGTAAATAATATTTTGCAGAACCAGTATTAATATTTCCGATAGAAATCTCATTTTGTAATTCCGTTAAATCGAACTGAATCAAGATTCGTGAATTGTAGTTTCTATCCCAAGAAGCATTTATGTCACTAACATCATCATATTGTTCACCTATAGTGAATTTAGTCAAATCTAGTATTTGATCTATACCAGAATTTCTTTCTGGATGTAATTCGTATATAGCTGCGTCTTTTTTTGGATATATTAATTTATACACGACTTCCTTATTTTTATATAAATATAATATCTCATTAAAAAGTGCATTTCAAAATTATTAGACGTTATAAAACCGTTATAGTAATTCTTTAGATAATTGAACAAACCAGCTCGGTATATTTTTTTCAATATACTTACCAATATCAGGGAATATTTTCTTGTAATAATTTGTATTTAATAAATATAACATAATACTATCACAAGTACATTCTATTTGATTAGTTAATCCATAATCAGTTAATGAATACGTAATCGGTATATGTATTTTATCATCAAAAAAATGCGCTATTTCATGCAAAACATGAGATTTATCAAAAGTATCTCCTGCCCAGTCAATACTCATCTCGTCTTTACCACCAGAAGGTGAACTATATACACCATTTTTATTAAAATACGAATTAATTTTATACTTTTCTAAAAGGCGTATTAATTCTTCTTTACTTATAGAAGTTGGAGAGTAATTATAAAATTTAGAATAATCTATAGTTTTTTCTCTTAACCTTAATATTTTTTCGGCATATTTTTTATAATTTGAAAATGATTTAAAATCATTTAAATCTTTAATGTCGTCTAAATTCGCATTATTAATATAGTCTTCATCATTCCCTTCAATATAATCGTAATTATATTTAGTCTTTAATGTATTTATATATTTTTTTCGTTTAGAATCATTTTTTTCTAACCCATCAATAATATCAATATACATTTGTATTTCTTCATTATCTGAAGATTGAGTTACTTCATTTAAATATTGATATATGATTTTTTTTAGTTTCATGTACTTATAAATCTATTACTCTACCCTTGATATCAGTTTTAGGATATTTTATTTCAAATACGCATGGGTCTAAACTTGGATACACCATTCCGTTTCGAGTAGCTTCCTTTATTGAATATACATTTCCAGAATAGCCTAATTTCGTATCATATAAATTAACAATTTCAATTTCATTTATAGATTGGACACCTTCAATTTTATCAAGTTCGGTTCTTATAAGAGATAATTGTACTGGAGCCCCTATTTCCATATTGTCATTTTTTAATAAATCAATAAGGCGTTCATTACAACGAGCTAATACTTCAAAACTATTGTAATTGGGACGAATAACTAAATCATAATTAACGCCAATATTTATTATGTACGGATCTTTTATATTTATAGCATCAGTCATCATCCTATATTGTTTAAGATATTGTCTGATATTCTCCTTCAATGCTCTATTAGCTATAACAAAATTTCCATTTCCATCATATGATAACACATATAAATTTAAAGAATACGGATTAGGTATTTTATCATATGAATTCCAACTACTAATTTGAATATCTTGTTCAACGTATGCTTTTGCAATTGCGCCAAATCTATCGGGCATTGTGTAACAACGTAGTATATAATCTTCTTTAGTTACTGCACGATTTTGTGCTGCAAAATGTGCTATTGCTTCTTCTCTCATAACTTCTAATGGCTTTTTGTTCAATCCACCAAAAGATGCTTCTGGATTATTTACAGTCAGTGAGTTTAAAGTTGCTTGATATGTAGCAGAATTAACTGCGTTTATTGGATTATTTGCAGTATATGAAATTAATGAATTAATTCTATTAGATGTTACGTTTCCATTCAATCCCCTAGAAACTAAATATTTAACTGTTAATGTTGTGTTTGACGGAGCCAACCCATATGTTTTTGAATAGAGAAAATTCATTGGGTCTATACTGACATCTTCTATTCTATTAAAATAATCTAGTCCAATACCAACATTATATGGATTAGGTAAAATCTCTTCATCAGCTTCTGAACTTAATCCTCCACCAAATTGAATTTCTGTAAAATCGTCCTTTCTTAATCTTGTTATATATCTACGTTCAGTCTGCTTGTATGATAGAAGATATGGTACTGATGAATTATATTGAGATAATTCTGGGTCATTAAATGGAATATTTCTTATAGATACTGGAGTTAAATCTTGTGCTAAAAAAGGAACTTCGTACCAAGAATTATTATCGCTATCTGTAACACTTATTATTTCACTTATATTAGTATCACTTATTACTATTTTATCATATGGTTTTGGGTTTGTAAACGTATAAGTTCGTGTTCTCTCTGAACCTTCGATTGCTCGAGCTTTCTTTTTCAACAAATAAAATTCAACTTCACCTCCATTTGAAATAGAATATACAGAAATTTCAGTTGGATCATAACTGCTGCTATATCTAAAGTCTACAGGATGTAATGTTCTAAAAAATACGGAATCGTCTGTAGACGCCACTAATCCAGATTCTAAAACTAATGCATAATTGAAATCTGGTCTAATATTTGAACCTTCGCCTATTGAAGGAACTAATTGCATTATATCTAATTCAACTTGTGATGGTATTAATGTTTTTGGCTTATATCCTAATCCTTGTGAAAGATTGTATAAATTCATACGTTCGTTTACAGTATACAAAAATGATTCTTGTAATTGAACGTCCGAATAAAAATTTAACACATCTCCAACATATGCAGCCAATTCTATAAACAGCATACCTGGAGATGATTCGTTAAAATCGCTATAAGTTCTTGGAAAATAATTTTTAGCATGATTAATTAATGCTAATCGCAATTCACCAAAATCTTTATTAGTGTATTTTATATCACGTTTTATTTTATCTGTTATGGTTTTTCTTGCCATTTATTGTACCTCTAAATTGACATCTTGTTGTTCATTTGCATATATTGTAATTACTCGATTCGCACCATTTTTCATAACACTAAAAATTATTTGTATATTTATAGTGTTGTCATCAATTAAATTTACATCGCTTGTATTTATCAGTACATCTTTTAATTCAACATATGGAAGCCAAATTTGTACTTGCTCTTTTATTTTTCTACGCAATATATCTGAAATACTTTTCACATTTTGTTCAAATATGTAATATAACAATCCCACACCAAATTGTGGTTGCATAAATCTCTCACCATCCTTTGTTAACAATAAATTTATAAAATTACTTATAACTTGTTCTTCCGTTGTATATGACATATTAAACAATCCTGCCTTGTTTCTGTATTTAGGATTGTTCATTGGAAGTTTTATAGCAAGTGTAGATGCTTCTTTATAAAGATCGTTTGGAAATAACTTATTTTTTATAGTAATTCTACTTGCCATTATTACCTATTCATTTCTGACATATTATGTCTATTTGCAGAATTTTCCATTATCTGCAATTTTTTCCTAAAATCAGTATTTTGTAAGGTGTTTAAAACTTTTGAAACTGCATCATTAGATCTTGTCAATTTTGGGTCATTCATATAATCCAAAACAGATTCAACATCTTCTGAATTTTCATTAAATGGTGTAACATCTTCAAAAATTGATGCAATTGGAGACTTTGAATTTTTAAATAATTTTTGTTTTGGTTTCACTTCATAATCATCTTCAACTTCATTCAATATATCGTTTATTGAAAAATTCAACGATCGACCATTTGTTGATGTTGGTTTTGTTGGTGAACTCTTTACCATTTTTGAGTTTTCTGCAAGCAATTGATTAACTTGATTAATTGAAGTTTGTAATTTTTTTATTTCTTGCAACAATGGTTTTTGAGCATTTGAAACTTCACGTTCAATTAAAATTTTAATCAGTTTGCTGATTTGTATTAATTCATTTTTAGTCATAATGTATTTATTTTATAATAAGTATCAAAACTGAATCAATTATCCCCAACAACCTCTACCACCAGAACCACCACCATCAGGATATACTGAAAAATGTGATCCGGTTATTCTATCTACTACTTTTACAGACCCCTTCAAATTTGGATTTTGTTTTAATAAAAAATCTCGTTCTTCTGCCGTTTTAACTTCCCATTCAAATCGTAATCCCTGCTTTTTACCATCTTGAATAACTTTAAGTATTTGATTGGCATTAGGTCGGCCTCCAATAAAATCACAATCAAATGACGTACCATGTTGCTGATGCAGACTTTTATGACCTCGCCCATCATCTTTATTTATATAATCGTTTGTATCAGTTATAGATAAACCATTATTTCTTAAAACCGGTGCAGCTTTTTCACCTACTTCAACTGATAATGGTGTATTAAAATTAGCAGATGCCGGTAAACCACCTGCAATTTTATTTACTTTTTGAAATCCCTTTGCTTTACCTTCTTCTGAAATACATTTATTTTTTTTCAACATATTATTTCGTTTATTGGCAAGTTCTAAACTATCAACTCGTTTAGAAGGTCGAGTTGGCAAAAATACGCCAAATGACCCAGGTGCAGAAGGACCTCCTGTTCCTTGCGAACCAGCACTTGCTCCAGCTGACCCTCCTTCTGCAGCTGAACTACTATTTTCTGCAGCAGATGGTTCGGGTGTTTGAGATGGATTTGAATTTTGTGAATTTGAACTTGAATCACCGCTACTCGAGTCAGCGTTACTATTAGCCCCATTAGAGTTTATTGCAGAACTTACAGGACCAGCGTCTGTTCCATTTGATGCCGATTTTAAAGCTTCAACTGCTGCATCTAATGATGCTCTAATATCTGCATCTGTAATATTACCACATCCCTTTTTCTTAAATGCTAATTTATAATCTACATTTGCTAATTTTGTAGTTTGTGGTGCGTTTTTTCCCGGACCTGTCGGCCCCATTGCTGTTGTTAAAGGCGATTCTCCTGTTACTACTTCTCTAAATAAATTTATAAATTTTTTTAACCATAACATCAAATCATCTACATCCACTTTATTTTTATCAGTTTGCAAAATTATTCGTTTTGCAGATATAATTGATTTATTTTTAGCCAACATAAATGCATTATCATTTTTAGCATTTACGACAATTCTGTCAGCATCAATTATTACTTGTGAGCCTTTATCCCAATTCGATATACCTTTTGCATCACAATTATTCGTAGAACCACCTTTGAATCTTAAAATTTTTTGTGATGTTGTTAAATATATACTTGATTGGTCAGTCTGTATATCTTCTAAATCAAAATTACTTCCCGGAGATGGTCTTTTAACTTTTATTATTGCAATTGGATCTTCAGGTACTCTTGCAGGCCAATATTTTTTTGAATTGACTTCGTAAATTTTATCACCTGGGGAATTTACATCTTTATAACTTCGAGTAAATCTTATAGTTTGACCGAATCTTCCTTCCCATATATCATCACCTTCGAAAGGTTGAAGCATACGAGTTCCAGTCATTTTTTTACTAATTGTATATCCTAATTCTTTTTTATCAGCAAGTATATCTGATTTTTGATTAGGTGCAAATGGCGGAAGATTTTTATCTCGCTTCCAAAATAATGGAAAATTGTGATTGCTTACATCATTTACAGTATTATATGGTGTAAAATAATAAAATCTTTTTGTTTTAAAATCTGTAGCAGATGCTTCAACTCCTGGAGCTTCGAATATTAAAACTTGTTCTCCTACTAATGGAATTCGTTTGTTGAATGTTGCAGGAGCACACCATATATTTTTAACTTGGCCTAGAATTGAATCTACGCCTCCTGTTCTAACTAAAATTGATCCATTAAATAATGGATTACCTTTTTCATCTTTTTGATTAGGTTTATAAGCTTGTTTAGTTTCAATTACTTCAACTACATGAAACATTTATTTTGCCCCCATCTTAACAACTTTGCCAGTGTTTTCTTTTACGTTAGCTAAAATTTCAGCTCTTTCAGCATCAGTCAATCCAAATGATGAATCCGATTCATTACCTGATATATTCCCTTTTATAAATCTTTGAATAATACCAGCCAATTTAATTAATTGGTCGTCATTTTTAACACCTACTTCTAAATACTCTGCAACTAATGGAACTAACATTGCAGCATCATCGGGACTTTTAATAAATTCAGTTAATTTTTTTATAAGTTGTGCTATTTGCGCCGATTTCTCATTTGAGTTTTCATGAATCTGTTTAAGCAACTTATCAAAAGTTTGCCCTTCATATATTTCTATATCTTGAAAATTTAATGAACTCATGAATTGCCTTTTATATTTTATAAATATTTTGAACTATCTATAAATCCATCCCTTTGATAATCCTTGAACATATCAATAAATAAATCTTTAAATGTTTTAACCACTTTTGTTATATTTTGAGTATCAACATTTGCACGTTCTCTAATTAATATATAAAAAAATTTTTTGTTGTATATATCAAAATCAGAACTATTTCGCATCAATTCAATAACTGAATCTGCTATTCTTTGGTCCTTTTTAGATTTAAAAATTTTTCCAATATTAGCATCACACCAATCACACCAATTATGTAAAAAATTTGAAAGTGTTTCTTGATAATTTGATAACACAACTTCATTAATTATATTTCGCTCATCATCTACAACTTGTAATTCCTCTTTTGTTTTACTCGCTTCATATAACAATTGAGAATTTCGTATTAAATAATTTCTACAGATTATTGTAAAATATGAATATGCTCTACCTTTTGATTCATCATAACCTGGCATTTTTGTATATAATTGACAAACTGCTTCTCTTTGCAAATCAGAATAATTTGTTTCATATCTATGGAATTTCCAAGTATTTATGATATTTTCTGTCAATTTCATAAATGCAGGATAAATAGTACCATTGAATAATCTTGCCTTTTCGGTTATTTGATTTTCTTGTAACTCATTAAATTTAATTATCGCGTCTTGAACATCTTTCCCAAAATATACTTTCTTTATTTTTTTAGGTTTTTCTATCAACGTCACATCATCAACCATTTGTTGTCTCCTCTTGTAATGATTTTTTAATATTTTCCAATTCCTCTTTTAAATCCTCGATTGTTTTTTTGATTGCTTTAAAAACAAACCCAACTTCATCATCAGATTCAAAACTTCCCATTCTATCAACACGTTTAAGTTTAGCTAAAATTTTAATGTATACTAATAATAAATTTTCAACTAAATCTACAGCACGAGTTTCTATTTTTTCAATATCATCTAATTGTTTATATAATACAGAATTTTTTGAATATAAATTTATATTCACATATAGTGAAATTATAAAACATATAGATAAAACAATTATACTGAATATCATATTTTACATTTTAAATACTTCCTCAAAACTTGATGCCAAATTCTTACCTAACTCATTTCGTTTTTCTGTTTTATTTTTGGTATCCTTTACTTCGTTTGAAATATACTCCAATTTACAATCTTCAAGTCGTGTAGTGTTGAATGCATTAGTTTTTTTATTCCATCTTTCAAATTCAAATCTGGCTGCAGCTAAATCCGCATTATGTAAAATTTGCGGCATAACATTTCGGAGTTTAGATTTTAATTGATATGATATGAAATAAGATTTGTTTGCATCTTCATATACTCCATCATGAATTCTAATTCCTATGTACTCGTTCCATGACAAAGGAATCCTAAATGACTGAAGTAAAAACAATGAACGATCTGATGTGAGTGCATGGGGTATATTTTCATTTGACTCATACATTTTCCCTTGATTTTTTCGATGCCATTCCGAAGTGTTATAAATATATCCATCTTTTCCATCTCCTATAAATCCTAATTTTCCTAAATCATGATGCATTGCTGCAAACATCAATTCTTTTACTGTAAAATTACTTATATCAACACCCATTGCTTGATAATGTTTCATTTCTAATAATGCGAAATCCATTACACGTAATACATGGTCAACATAACCACCTGGAATCGCATTATGATAAAATTGTGTACTGGATGCAGGTGAAAACATTACACGTTCTTCTCCAAAAGAATTATACATTTCCTTTAATCCAGCAGATCTTTCTGGGAACATTTTATCTATTCTCTCAAATAGTTTTTTGTAATTATTTTGGATTTCTTCTGCTGATAAATTAAATTGTGTCATATTATTGTGTTATTAATTTTTGTTCTAACATTATATTTTTGTTCAAATTAAATGGGCGTTCAAGTTTTTTATCTGTTAGTCTTTCTATCATTGACTCTAATACACCAGGTAAAGTTTTAAAAATACCTTCTGAATATGATTCTATTAAAGTTGCTTCACTAACCTTTATTGGAATTCCTGTATATAACAATGGAATCATACAATTTAAGAAATAGCATCTTACAGATATCGCCAAAGTTAATCCTTCTATCTGTTTTTGAATATCTAACAAATATTCAGATAAAGCAATGTATTTCATTAGGTAGTTTTCATTATTGCTGAAATCAGTATAATCAATACAAAAGTTTAAAATAATATCTGGATTTACTTGTGATTTAGTACACTCCAAAATATGATTTCTTATGATTGTAGTAATCGAACCTAAATTGGGTCTGTCTATTGAATCTATAGTCACAATTAATTGTCTCGGATATTCCTTTTCAATTTTTGAGTTGAAATCAATTCTATCAGGTATTATTTCACCATATATGTTTTCTGGCATAAAAATATTTTGGTTAAAAATAAATAAAAAAATTTAAATATCAAAATATTTTGTTAATTATTTTTGTTTTTTAAATAATTTTGCACTGCTTCGTGACTCATATTTCGTATTTGTTCTGGAGATAAATCTGGTAATTCGTGTAAAGATAGGTCAAGGTCTAATTCAGGATATTCATCATAAACAAATTCTTCAGTCTGTCCTATATTTCCATCTGCTTCAAATTTAAGGACTCGCCTTTCTTTAACTTTTTTAGGAGTCGTTTTTCTTTTGTTTTGTATCGTGTTGTAAATCTTTTCAACTGCAGGAGTATTTTCATTATTAGAGACAACTTCACTTTTTTTTTCTTCAACAGACGAAGGCTCTGAAATGCTACTATTAAGAATACGTGTTTTTTCAGAAATTTCACGTTGCATCTTGTCAAAAGCAAAACTTGAAGCTAATACTAGCGCAATTGCTAATGGATCAAATACAAAAATTATCAGTAATAAAAAATAATTTACAATGCGATCCATTGGCAAACCTGTCAATCCACTAATGTATTTCAAAGGCCCTAATTCAGCAGCAGCGTCAGAATTATTTTCTGTTTCAATTTTTTGAACTTCAAATTTACCTATACTATCAGAGGCAATCTGAATTTTTTTAGTTAATTCATCTCTTCTCTTAATTGCATCTTCTAATTGAATTTCCAACGATTTTCTTGCTTGAGCATTATTTGATGTTGATGTTACAATCTTACCACTTTTCTTATCTACAAATTGTACTTGTCCTGGATTCGCTAACGATTTCCTTAATTCTGAAATAGATTTTATAATTGTTTCTTTTTCAACAGAATATTCAGATTTGGATTGTTCAAATACTTTTTGTTTAGTATCAATCAATTCAATACCACGAGTTACTATTTTATCTTTATTAGCAGTCAGTTGATATGCATTACTTAAAAATCCATATATACCAGCACTTGTAATTAGTACAAGAGTTATAGTTGCTATAGTTAGGTATGTTTTAAGTAATAAATTTATTGAACTCCAATATTTATGCAATAAAGTTGCTATCACTAATTTTGCCACCTCTAAACTCGATGCCATTATTATAACTTGAGTAGATGCTCCAGCAAATAATTTACTCAACCCATATACTGAATAGAATGCAGCAGAACCACTAACACTCAATGCGGATAACAAAATTAAATATGGTAATAATTTGTTCATTTTTTGGCAGACTTATCCTATTATCAATACTATTAACTTTTACCGTTTATATCTTTTTTTTATATTTTTTATAAACATCTTTTATAATATTTATAAGTATTTTTTGTTTTAAATAATTTTGAAGATGTTATTATTGATAATAATGGTTGTAAAGTTAATACTTTTTTTTGACATATGCAAACTTTCAAGTGTTAAAATTTTGTTAAAAAATAAAAAAAAAGTCCAACAAATTGCTGGACTTAATTTAACTAATTGATTTTCAAGACGCTAATAGTGCATACCCCCCAACTTGTAATTTTTATTGAAGTTAGCTAATGCAAGTTCAGCAGTCTCTGATAAACGTTTTAACTCTGATAAAGTCAGTTTGAATTCAGACCCCCCAATGCAAAATGTTCCGCATGTAGATGTTTTACTGTTATTCAAAAATTCTCTTTGAGTGTAACCTTCATCAGTTTCAAAATCAATTGTATGGAACAACTTTCCTAAATGCGCTGTTTTAGTTTGGTTTATTCCAAATCGTTGATTTACTGACATACTAATAATTTTGTGAGTTAATTAAAAAGATTCCTTTAAAACAACCAATTTTGTAACATTTGGCAAATCACTATTGTCAAATGCAAATTTGGCATTTAATCTATATAAAATTTCTGTTATTGGTGAATATGAATAATTTAAATACCCTTCATTATATTCCTTGTCATTTAATAACATGAATACACATCCGATTTTACATAATTCAAGAGATTTGATAATATTCCATTCCAATAATTCATATCGTTTTAATGGATTGGTATTTACATCTGAATGAACACCATAATCTAATGTTAAGTCAGTTATATGATATACCCAATCATATTTAATATCAGTCGGATAATCTAAACCGAATTTCTGATTTAACAAAATAAATTTATCAGGAGCTAATTCAGAATATTTTTTCTTACCAACCTCAATCATTAATGGACTTAAATCAATTCCTGTGTATTGTATATTCGGGAATTGTTGCAACAAATGATTACCAAAATCTCCGCGACCACATCCAATATCTAATATTGTTTCGTATCCGGTATTGATTGTAAAGTATTGAGCTGAACGATACACACTATATTGTATTTCATCGTATGCGTATCCTAAAACTATTGAATCGTTTAATAAATAATTAGGATACTCGTCAGATGCTTGTTCAGATTTTACATCCGTTTGAGGTTGTAATGTACTTGTGCTTGTATTAATATCTGAAAACTTTTTCATGCAAAACTATTTTTAAATAAATATCTTTTTTTTTCATTTTTCCGTTGATTTTAAATTGCCACGATTTAAAATATTCAAATTAGTATAAATCTGTGCTGCAATTTTTTGAGTTAATTCCGAATCAATATAATAATCTGAACTTTTGTTATCAACTTTGATAAAATGATGCTCTACACCACTTTCCATTCTGACATTATATACTTTAGATTTTTGTTTAGTGACCTGACCTACAACTACGCCTATTTTTTTTATATTGTGGTCACTTACAATTACTTGTTTCCCAATTTTAAAATTTGTCATATTTTTATATATTTTGCGAAATATACAATTATTTTTTGAATAAACAAAATATTTTACAAACTTTTTAGCATCGTTACTAATGCAGCTTGAGGAGATACATCTGTTTTATCTTTTCTGACATTTGTATGCGAAAGTACCCCAGTAATTTTTCCGCCTGTTGCATCCTTTGAATGTTCAAATGCTTCTGCAGGTGACATTTTACTCAATCTTTCTTTCAATCCTTTACCTAAATCGATATTGTATTTTGTTGATATCATTTGTAAAAGACTCTCTAAACTATCAATTTGCTTTTGAGTGTATTTATGCCAATATTGATACCCCCTAAATTTAAATCCCAAATCCTCAACATATTTTGAAGGGACTTCTTGATTTGTATATGTGTAAAATTTTCCATTTTTTTGTGTCAAATATCCAAAATTACAAATTTCAATACCGATTGAAGTTTTGTGCATTTCAAAATTTATACCATCTTTTGATGTGCTCCCTAAATGCCAACCGAAATACTCATCAGGAATACATTTAACTATCTCACCATCAAATTTAGCATCATTTGTTTTTAAATTTATACCACCTATTACAAAATGAGTTCCAATTTTACCTCTATCATCATTTTCCCAACTTTTTATAGTCGCATAAGGATCATTCCAACCTGAAGTGTGGTGTAAAAATATCTGTTTTCTATTTTTTATTTTACCATATTCAGTCACATATTCATCTGAAGATAACATATATTCATCAATTTCATATGCAACACCACTTTCAGTCAAATCGGTTGATGCATCAGAATCTTTTGTTTCAATTTCAATTGATTCCAAATTGTATCGTTTTGAAAATGCACTTAATGTATCATCTGTCAATTCACCTGTTGCAGGTATTCCTAATTTAATTTGAAAATTTTTAATTCCAGCTTTTGTAAATTCATCGTACACGCCAGTTTCTTCGAAACCTAAAATATTTTGTATTTTGCAAATTATATCTGAATTCATAATAATCCTTTATGGTAATGATTGTAATAAAGCTCCAGTCCATGGGGTTGTCAATCCTGTATAATAATTTGTATATGTGCCTGTCAATGTTAAAATGTGAGCTCTAGACGCTGCCATGAACATTTGCATAAAACCTTGAGCATTATTATTATTAGGTATTGCAGGGCCCTTGAAAATACCAGTTGATGTTATAACAACAACACCTGTCGGACCAACACAAACTTGCCCCGACCAATATAATTTTATTATCGGGCTTATCAATTTAAATATGTTTATTTTTACATAAGACCCTGCTCTTCGTTGCGCCTCAAATACAAGCTGCATTCCAGCTATTAACAATGGAATTCGTAACCCCCCAGATACAAATTTTCCACCCCCTGTCATAGTTTCTACATGATTTATAACTAAATTATTGTATGCACGAGCAATTGTTATTGCTTGCTTGTACTTATTAAGATGTGGAGGTCTTAAAGTTTTTAAACATTCTAATTTAAATAATCGATAACTCATTGCTCATTACTATAAAATTCTGTTTTTAAATTGTAATCTTCATAATAAGATTGATTAGAGTGATTGCCTTCAGTAATAACATATCTACCGCTTAATCTGCAATTATCAACATACGAATCACCTTGTATTTGTGAAGCGTCTTTTAGTATAGAATTATTTACACTACAATTTCCCCTAATAAATGCGCCAGTTTCCAATATAGTATTTGTTACAATTGCATTTTCAAATATCATTGCAGAATTTTTAACTTGTGTGTTTGTTAATTTTGCATTACCTTTAACTTCACATAAATCTTGTAATGTACTTTTTACGATTTGGCAATTCCCATGTATTCTAGCATAATTTTTAATTCTTGAACATTCTATTTTGGAATTTCCAAAAAGTAAGGCACTTTCTGTAACTAACGATCCGTTCAAAAGTTTAGCGTCATCAAATATTCGTGACCTATTTCCAAGCCAAACAGGATTTTCAGAATCGAAATTATCAATTGATTGGGCATATCCCCCTATTGTATGAATTTCAATAGTTCGAGTATCCATTATATTTTTACAATTCTCAATTTTTAGATTTAAATCGTCTAAAATGGAATTCAAATTTTCAAGTAATTTTTCTTTATTTTGAATATCATTTCTCAACTCATTAACACGTTTAAATTCTTCCTTTAAAGTTAATTCGTCAATTACCTGTGATAAATTTTGAATCTCTTCATTTAAATCACTTATTATTAGTTGATTCGTATCTTTTTTTTCTTGAAGTGATTTAAGCTCACTCAAAATTTCAGAATCGTATCTATCAAGTTTGAACGTCTTCATCGATATGACTCTATATAATTTTGTGTCTTTTTTTGTTATCGGATGTTTAAATACAATTGTATCTGAATCCAATAATCCTATGTATTCATTTTGAACCATGTGTAACCTTTTTATTCGTTTAATAATTTTAAAATCCTTGATACTGCTTCATGCCTATGATTTTCAATTAATTCTGTTACATAGACATAATCAGAATTTGATATTTTATATATATCATTTACAGCTGACATATTTTTTGTTTGCAAATCTATTTGATTTGGGTCTCCACAAAATATCATTATACTATTTTGACCTAATCTACCTATTGCCATCTGTAATTGCATTTTAGTTAAATTTTGATATTCATCAACAATACAGACAGCATTGTCAAATGTCTGCCCTCTGAAGTGGGTTAATGCAATTAATTCTACAGTCCCATCTTCATACATAGTTTCTATTTTTTTATTATCATACAATTTTAAGAGATTTGATTTTATTGGAACCATCCAAGGTTCCATTTTTTCCTTTAAATCTCCTGGCAAAAATCCGTTATTTTCAGTAGATACTGATGGGCGAGTTATTATGATTTTTGATTTTTCTCGTTTAAAAACAAGATCTAATGCTACTTGGCACGCTAACATTGTTTTTCCACATCCTGCTTCACCATGTATAAAATTGTATGCATGATGTATTATATTTGCTTTAGCCTCCTTTTGCTCATCACTTAATTTAATTTTAAAATTGATTGGTCCTTTTGGTACGCGCTTTTGTTTTAGTTGTTCTTCGGTCATTCCTTTTCCTCTGTTATCAAAATAATAAGATCTTCAGAACCTTTTATTACTCTATGAAAACTATATTTTGGTATATAAATTTTCATACCATCACTTAATGAGATTGGCAATTCATCTTCACTTTGAAATTTCCAACCACCTGCTTGAATTATTTCTACTAATCTATTTTGTTTATCACGATGCCATACTAATTCATCTGTCTCGACATCACATGATAACACGCGTTTAAAACTATTTTTTGTAATCTTTTCTTGTGTATATACCATTACCAAAAAGTATTCATATTGTTACCTAAACCTAAACTTTTTGCGTATCTTGGCAACCTACACGCCCAGTATCCAGCACTTGTTTTGTCTGTTTTTTGAGCGCACTTATGCCTATCTGCAAATGCTTTTCTGCGTTTTGAGTCTCTGAATTTTACTGCTAACGACCCACCACCATCCTTTGCACCAAAGGATATTTTTCGTGTGTTTCCGCTTTTAGGATCTTTGACATATACATAAAACTTTTTTGACCCGCCTCGTTTTGGTTTATTTAACTCAACATCTTTACCGGCATATTCAGATTCAACTAATGGTAAATCTAATGGTACTTGTGAGCCGTTATAATCGGCAAATTTGCCTAAATCTGTTTCTAATATGAAATGGTCGTTATTATTATAATAAAAGCCCGACAACCACAGTTGACGAGCTTCATTAATAACATCAAAAAATTTTTTGCTTCCGTGTCTAAAAACGTTATTGCTTATAGGAATTTCATTATCAATATGATATTTTAAATCTTCTGAAACAACTATTTTAGACTCATTAATATACTTTTCAAGTAAACTTTTAAGCGTTACCATGATTGCCTTGTTTCATATAAATATGAAATACGAAGCAGTTTATTTTGGTTTTAGTAAATTTTAATTATCCAAAGGATTATATTCTTCAGAACCGGTTTTTATTGCGTTTACCATTTGATATACAGCAGTTGTTTTTATACCAATACCATTTTCTTTAACAACAGTTATCGTTTCTGGAAGAATCATCGCATTATTATCAGACAATTCTGATATATACAAAGCTTGCGTTATATTGTCAACATCATCTCCCTCATATAAAAACAATGGAAATGGGATTGCAGTATTTTTTATTTGCTGTATTTTAAGTGGATGTAAGGTGTTATTCATTTGTATCCCTGTTTATAATAAATATTTTTTAGCAGGCATAGGAACAACTTTTAAATCACCTAATTTATAATAAGAGTAATGTTTTTTGTAAATAGTATTAGAAAGTTTAGATGCGATTTTGTTGGAATTGAAATCATTAGTTAAAATTTTGTTAAGATTTACCTGATATTTTTTTGTATGTGAATCTAGTTCATTTTTTGTCGATACTTCACAACAAATAGCAGAATCAGCCATTTGACTTAAATTTAATAATGGATCCTTAACAAACCCAACAAACGCACCCTTTTTATCAATTATCTTAAATACGACATCTATCATATCCCAAGCGTATCTTGATATTCATCATCTTCCTCATTGTCAAAATGTAAATTGATATCCTCAAGAGCACTTGAAATTACATAATACGTTAGTGTGCAAGCTAAAATTGGTAATAGAATAATTGCACCGACTATTAATTTTGTCATAACTTTTTATTTTTTATTTTGGATTAAACGGATCGTTGTTTATAAAATTTTCATTGTAACGTTTCTTTTCAGCGTAATTTAATGGTGTTCGTTTTGATATAGGTATTGATACTGTTATTGAACCTAACACGCCACCTATAAATGTCATCCATGCATCCAATCCCTCGACAGTACCAGTACCAGTGCGATAATCATAATATTCTTTACCGCCTGCTACTAATGCTGATGTTAAAATTCCCCATGCATGAGGATTTTTTGAATTACATAAATCTGCAATTGCAGTTATACTTGCACCTGTCATATAACCAGCACCTAAATGAAGCAATTTGTCTTGTGAAAATACTTCTTTAACTGGATAAATATGTTGAGAATGCGCATTTGTAAAACAAATTGATAATAGGATAAATAAAAATAACTCTTTCATATCAATATATATCATCTAAATAAAAAAAGGAGCAGATATACTGCTCCAAGTAATTTGCGCCGCTGTAAGGATTCGAACCTTCATCCTCGGTTTTGGAGACCGATATTCTGCCAATTGAACTACAGCGACAACCTTCGATTAAAGAGATTCTACAGTAATAGTATCAACAGCTGTACCGGTTGAATCGACAGGAGTTTGAACTTGTTCTGTTGCACATTTAGTACAACATTCTTCAGTTACACAATTTGTGCAGTCGCATTGTGATTTGCAACCAACAACCACCATAACTACTACTAATAGAATCGCTCCAAGAATTGCTTTGATTTTCATAAACTTTAAAAATTTTGAGGTTAAAAAATAAAATTATAAATACTTTCTGAACATGTTTCTTAAAAACTGTTCTTCTTCTTGTGTAAATTTATATACATGTTCAATCAATTGATTGAATTTTGATTGATATTCTAATTCGAGCATGCCTAAATTTTCTTTACCTACATCTTCATCTCTCAATAATTCAGGATATTCATCTTGAATGTATTCAATGACTTCTTTAATGTCGTCATCGTTGCATTGGTCTAAAAATGAATCGATGCCTATTTCTACATTAGTGTATACGTATCCCATATTACCTATCTTTTAAAAATTAATTGTTGATTATCTCTAAATAAATAAATTTCATTTATTGTCAATTTATTAAAATACCATTCACCTTCTAATCGTGTAAACACATTATTTTGAGGTATCCAAAATTTAATTATTGTGCCATCTGCATAATCGTATATTTCCCAAACCGCCCATATTTCTGAAAGGGGATGTTTAAAAATTAATCTTTCTGCACATGTTGCGTCTTCACTAAAATTTGCCCAATATTTACTCATTATTTTTGTACTGTCACTTCCATTCTCAATATATTTTGATATCATCCAATTTGAAGTGTTATTGAAGATTTTTTTAGGTTCCGCTAATTTTTTAGGTGTTATTGAATCTTCTTTTGTACAAGCTAATAATGAAATAAATAGTATTAAAAATATTTTATTCATATATTTGTTTTTTCGTACTCGGAGAGGGAATCGAACCCTCACTCTCGCAATGAGAACAGGATTTTAAGTCCTGCGTGTCTACCTATTCCACCACCCGAGCATTTAGGATTTATTCATCCTCATCGTCATTTCCCCAATATGCATCATCGGTAGTTGACCAATCCTCCATTTCGTCATCATCACCATCATATATGGAATATAAATCATCAAATGCATCATCTTCATCACATTCGTCACATTCATCATATTCTGTTATGTCTGCATCCACTTCGCTTAATTCACTAAATGCTGTCTCCATAGATTCCAATCTGGTCATCCCCTGATCGATGTATTTTTTAGATGCTGCAATAACTGCGTTTCTAATTCCAAGAGATTCCGATTCCATTAAAATTTCTTCAATTAATTGTTCGTTTGTCATTGTCCTCTTTTTTTGATGAAAAGATAAATAAAAAATATGATATAACCAAATATTTTTTTAAAAAAGTTATCGTCCCTTAACGGATTATTTAAAAATTATTTTGTTTGTTTAGTGGGCTCATACCCATTTTTATACATTTCTGTTAATTTAAATTCTGTCTTATCAATCCTGCTGTCGATATATCTATTAAGTTCAGCAATTTCACGTTGTAATTGCTCTGTTTTAGAATCGATTAATCGTTGCATTTGATCTAATTCAATATCAATTCTTCTATGTACTTCTGAAATTTCAATAGTGAAATGATTGATATCTTTTTCTGTTTGTCCAATTCTTTTTAACATATTAACCATCAGATAAACTTCAAGTCCAATCAAAGCCAATCCAATACCTAATACGAAATAAATTACTTCTGTCATATTATTTTCCCATTAATGTCAAAGAACGATAACTTGTGGCGAAGGCAGGACTCGAACCTGCGACCTTTGGGTTATGAGCCCAACGAGCACTCCAGCTGCTCTACTTCGCAATCAGATTAAGCAAACTTAAATTGCTTAATTATTTCATTTTTAAAAAGTATATATTCGTCAATAATTGTATTAAATAAATGAGGTTCAATAGGTTCTATTCCTGAAACTGTGTTTGTTTTTTCATCAAAGTGGCAACCTGTTTCAATTGTTGTACCTCCTGCCCATACTGCAACTAATTTTGCATTCGCATTATTCATAACTACCTTTTATTTTAATATAAATACGATATAAATTATCAATATTATAATCCAACAAATTCTTATCGTATTTTCATTTAATGGAAAATAATTTTTCATTTAAAATGGAATTTCAACCGATTCAACTAATTTAAACATAGTATCTGATAATTTATCCACTCTATATATATCATTTCCACATTCAATAAAATCAGCGTAGTCTTTATCGAATTGCTCTAATTTAGAATATGCATCTTCTACTGATGTTGCGTGGACAAATACTTCCCAATCAAACTGCTCATTGGCGCTGGCAGAAACTCTGAAAATTTTAAATTCTGACATAACTCTTTTTTAATTACAATATAAAGATACTAATTTTTTATTATTGTCACAACTTAATTAAAACTTTTTTTCCTAAAATATCATTATATGTTTTAATTTCACCATATTCATCTTCAATATATTGCACCGATTTTTGTTCATCTGATGTCAATTTAAAATATGCATCTTGATGATTTTTTGCATCGATGAAAATATAGTACACAGCTGACATAGGTGTTATTTTTTTAAATACAACCTTGTATCTCTCGTTGCTGTTATTTGACAGAAGTCGTCTTACTTTTCTTTTTAGATACTTTAACATGATTTACTAAATTTCCAATTTTTATTTTTTTAATACCATCATAAATCATAGAACATTTTTCATAAATTTCTAAATCCTCATAAATTTTTAAGTGCTCTTCTAATACTTCCAAAAATTCAGTTCTCTTTACATTTAATTGAATCCACTGGTCTATATCTTCTACATAAATTCGAACATCTGTTATTTCTTTAGTATTAGTGGAAATATTTTCTAAAATTTTATTAATAATTAAATCCGATAAATCAGTTCTAATTGAGCAATCGAACAATTGTGTAAATTCACTCATAGAACTTACTGAAATATTTGGGATATATTTATTTGCCATCAATTATAAATATCATTTATCCGAAGTATCTGATATAACTGAATACATCATTGCCAAAGTTCCAAGCATAGCCATAAGTAGGCAGCAAAACAATTCACTTAATGGGTCTGCAAAATAAATATATTTTTGCATATCACCCGTTAAAAGAGATGCTGAAATTGCCATACATAAAATTCCTAATAAAAAGATTAAAATAACTTTCATGTTTAATTGTTTTTGTTTACAGCATAAAGATACGACTTATTTCGAATATTGTCAAATTTTTTTTGTGATTTTGAGCACTTTTTAAATAAAAAAATCATAAAAAGAACAAAAATAATCTTAAAAATTAATTGTGAAATAGGGCCACCAATCATTAACCATATTTTGTCTATAAACGCCGTTTGACCTATTCTCAAAATAGGCATTCCCCAAAATAGATTTAGTACGTAATCAAAAATTAAATAGAATATAGAAGAGTTTAAAATAAACAATAAAAATGTACATATTGTACAATTTTTGTTCACAGAAAAAATATAAGATATAGCAAATATTACTATTGCTCTGAAAATAAATCTGGGTAAATGATTAGTAAAAAAATTAAATGACAAAAATAGTTTAGCATCAAACAACGCAGAACCTACGCCGAATAAAACTGTTAAAATAATGCTTATAACCATAAGTTATTTTTTCCAAACATCTCGACTATTTTGCGTATAATATGTGCCTTTATAATTTGATATAACCGATTTAATTGCACCCTTAATTGCAGATTGCAAATCTTTCAGTAATAAATTTTGTTCTTTTCCATCTTTTGTCGAAGATATTAAATCGGGATTATGTCTACTTGAAAAATATTTTAATACAATATCACGTGATAATCTGGTAAGTTCTGAATCATCCATAACTAATTTTTCAGTTATAGTATTTTCATTAATTAGTTTTTTAAGCTTCATATAATACCTTTAAAAAATAGGGGTTCAATTTCATATTATAAATATTACTTTTGAACCCTATTTAAATTAATTATACTGATTTATTTTGTATAATAATCGAAAATTTCCTTTTCATTTATACCACCATGTTTTTCAATGACTTCTTCGATAATAGAAATTGGGACATATCCATACACAGATTGTGTAGGATGTCGAGTATCGCTATCGATGAATTCAATTATCAGATCCTCCTGTGCAGATGGATATCCTATTTCCATTGCTTCAAATTCTGTTGTGACTTTCTTTGGTATAGAATAACATATCTCATTCCCTTGTACAGACATTTCGAAACCATCCATACAAACAATTCTTGGACGATATCTTACTGCACCGCATTTGCTCATAAATTCTTTAAATGTCATTTTAAGTGATTTAGTTAATTAATAAGATTCTTCTAATATTTCATCAATTTCTTCAATATCATTCGATGTTATAATTCGCTCAATTTTTTTTAATTCGACATTTGATGGAAGTTTAATGTTTTGCATTGATATGAAATCATCTACAATTGAATCAATAGAACTATTAGTTTCATTGAAATCATTAAAATAGTAATTTTTAATCCGACTCATTTTATTAAGATTGAAATTAACAAATCATGTGAGCCATTCCCATCTCTACCCACATCCACTTTTCAGGGAACTCAATCAATTTATCCACTTGGTCTGAACGTAAACAAACCTTTTTTCCACTTGGGAATGTTACCCAAAACTCATTTCCTATTGTATGGACAGCTGCTCGTTCTTCTAAAAATGAGCTACGAACATCATACGATTCAGAACGTTCTTTCGCCACTGCCTCTGCTCGTGGGTCTGATTCTGGATGAGCATCTGATTGGTATTTTCCACGAGGCAACGGACCAATTTTGGATGATTGGAATGGAAACATTTCGATTTCTCCTTCCATTTCTTTAGGTATTTCCACAGGTACATACACTGCAAATTCCCATCCATGTTGCAGATTGATGGCATCTGCCGATAGGCTTTCAGGAATCTTGACAGATGTGACACTCGCACACTCGTCAAATGTATCGAATCCTCGCGACCCACGAGGAGAATCTGATTTCTTAAAACGCTCACCTGGCTTGACCGTTGTGTGAGTAAAATAATAAATGACTTTCATAACTATCTCTTTTAATTACATAACAAATATACAACTTTTTTACTAACTTGTCAATAGATAATCAAATAATTTTAAAAATATTTTAAATAAAAAAGGCTCGAAAATCGAGCCCATATAAACACATGCATTTTTAAATCTAATAATTTCGTATTTTTTCATCTTCTATTTTATCCCATGCTTTTAAAATTGCATCTAATCTAATTTTGTTCATTACAATTTTTCCGGCATGATTTAAGTATTGGCTAATTATAGTTGAATGTACGCCTGATAATTCTGATAATACTTTAGTTTCTCCGTGCTGAATTACTTTTTTTATTGACTTTAATTTTTCTACTTTATTCATTGATAAAAAATTTACAAACCTAATTCAGAATCTTTAGCTTTATTAGTTGTATTTCCTGTTGCAGCGCCTCTCCATACTTGTCGTATAAATTCTATATCTATTCCTTTAGACGCCATAGAAAGTAATTCTTTTTTAATCACATCCAAAGATTTAGAACCGATAGATGTAGATGAATTCGCCATAACCGCAGCTCCATCTTCTTTAGCGGTATTAATCAATTTTTGCATTTGAGAACTTGAAGGTAAACTTCCTCTATCTGCAATCATTTTAATTTGCTTCAATAGAATTTCTGTTCTTTTAAATGATGCATCTTCTTTTATAAGTTCTCGCCTAACATACTCACGTATTAAAGTACGAAGTTTTTGTATTTTTTTATTCATTAGATATACCTTTTGAAATTAGAATGCTGCCTGCATTTTATTGGAATGATCAGGATATTGTTGCTTAAATGTTTGCAATAACATTTTTACATATCCATCTCTCATTTTTATTAATTTTTCACGTTCTTTATCATTCATACTCCAATTATCATTCAGTCTGTTTGTGATAGTTTGAAGTGTCTTTTGGGACGGGTCTTTCAATAATTTAGCCAACTCCACTGCCGCTTCACTATGTAAATTTCTATCTGTCAAAGTAGATATCTTTTTTATGACCTTGTCTAAATTAATTTCAACATTTTCGTTTAGTTGCTTACGAATTTGTGCTTTTACTATTTTAGTTAAATATCCGTTTCTCATTTTTTTAGATTCCTTTACGTCTTCTGGTTTAGGGTTGATGAAGTTTACTATTCCCTTCTTTAACAGGGAATCAAAATTAGGGGCATCTCCAGTCTGTGGCATAACATTTCTATCAGGAGCACCAGAAACAGGAGCGTTTTTAGTCTGCATCATTTTAACATTATTCCAAATAAAATCGGCTATCGATTCAGGAGTATCACCTTTACCATTCTTTTTAAATATATCAATTGATTTCTGTTGTATATTTGAAGTGACTAAATCAATTATTTGACTTTTAGTTGCAGTCAACATATTAATACCTGATGCATTAGATAAGGGCAACCCCCCAGTGTCAGCAGCGATGGCCATGTGTACTGCTTTAAGTGCATCCAATGGTTTAAGACTCCCATTAATATCCAAAACGTTAACACTAGAGTTTGGATTTACTGCATATATTTGCGACCATCTATGATGACCATCAATTATATATTTTCCATTATAAGTAATAACAGGTGGGATATTAGGATTTCCTTTTAAAAAACTATCGAGGGTATTAAATCTATCACTCATTAAATTATTTAAAGACGACCCTTGCTCAATGACATTTTGTGTAGGAATTAATTTAGATGCAGGTAACTTTTTTTGGGTCACATTCATCTTTTCATCGTCTTCATTCCCATCGGTCAATCCAGCACCAATAATTGCGTTTACCTTGGGGTCAGCCGCCATTGACTTAAACTTCGCAACAAATTGCGCAATAGGCATTTTAACGATTTTATTTATGTCCTCGGCGCTTGCCTCCATTATACGCCTTTGGCGTAAAAAATTTTGAACCTCTTCTCTAACCAATCTTTTTAAATATTGCATGTTGCCTTGCATTATAAAATCCTTTTATAAATAAATATCAAAATAGGATTGAAATTGCCCTATAAAGATAAAGAGTAATACTCGGACTTCCAAATATTACTCTCTTTTTTATATCAATAAATTTTTAACAATTAAAATACTTTTTTCATGTCCTTATATTGCTTATTTATTGCCCAATCCATCAACAACTGCAAAATATGAATCATGTAATCTATCAACATTGTTCATTAGTGTATAAATTTTTTTGTCTATTGCAGGATTAAGTCTCTTTTGAGTATTTAGATAATTCCGTAACATCTTTATTTCACTTGAAATTGTATCAATTGAATTTTTAACATTGGTATTGAATTCAGTAAGTTGGTCGCCAAATTGATCTTCTGTGATTTGACGCTTTACTTCTTCCTTAATCAATTTTTTCAATAGTTGTGTTTTTGTGTTCATTTTTAGATTTCCTTTTTAAAATATATGTTATACAATATTGAGACTTTTAATCGCATTGGCTAATTTATGCGAACCATCCATTTGCAGTGTAAAAATAATAGCACTTGCTATTAACGCACCGCTCCATTCAGCCTTTGCAGCAATATCAGTACCTAAATCATAGGCAATACTATCGGCGTCTGCTATATCACCATTTTCATATTCAGGGCTGTTATTCAATTGAGCAGCTAATGTTTTTGCCTCGGTATGAAAATTCGCATCCACTAAAGCAGCATAAGCAACTTGCGCCATTTTTAATTGATAATCACTCCCCAATTTTTCAGGTGTGAACCCCTTTCTCTTTATTAAGGTTCGAACCTCTTTATTTAGTTGTGGGTCTCCGATATTGTTTTCTTTTAAAGATGTGTTAGCTTCATTTAAATTCAAAGTATTTTGTGCATTTGATAATCCATCTAAAATTGAATTTATTAGTATTATAGCTACTTCTACGTTTCTTTCCTTTACTGCTCGTTCCAATTTACTCACATGGCTCTTTAAGAATTTTACTACAGCATTATCAACTGCAGCCCAGTTCAATTCTTCTTTTAAAGCTATTTGGCGCTTGATTTCTTCATTAATCATTCTTTTTAGAAGTTGCACTTTTGGATTCATTTTTATATTTTCCTTTTAAAGTTTAAAATATTGTTTTATGCGTTTGATTAAAATCTTGATGATTGTCTACCACCCATAGGATCGGTATAATCATTCAAGTAACGTATCATTTCCTTTTCAGTATCAAATATGTCTTTATCCGAAGGGTTTTTTGTATTAATCATATATATGCGACCTCCACGATGTTCGACTCTATATTCTCCACCTTTATCACCTTTTTTAATAATAGTGCCATCAGCTGATATTGAAGGCCCAGAAAAGGTTATTTCATAATTGCTTTGCAGATGTTGAAATGATTGAGCTTCCAATAAAGCTCTTTTTACTTCTTCTTTTATCAGTTGCTTTAGATTCATGTTTTTCCTTTGATTCTGATTAATATTAGATTCACCTAATGTATCATATTTACGCTTTAAAGTCTGTTTTGCAAATAACTTCTTTAGATATTTAGTTTCATCCCATATAGTCTTTATATTTTCTTGATTCATCATTCTGCTAATTTGCGCATCTGTGATTTTACCTATCTTACCTAATTCTTCTTTATAATGCTTAAAGAGTACTGGAGGCAATTTTTCCGAACCATACCTTTTTTGCTCCATCTCTTTGGACGCATTTTGCTTGGCAGTTTTCAATTTATCCACTATATCAGAATGCAACGTTACTTTATTTTTATCGTCTTCGGTAGATTCTCTATCTAAATACGCATCGGCAAAATCCTTTCCCATCATATTTAGATACTTGTTATACTTGTCTTGAACTTCTTTTGAATATTTTGATAAATCTGGATTCATTGTTTTCCGTCGATTAATAATGTATATTAAATATATATCTTTTAAATGGGGATTTAGAGTGCCCTATAGGAGAAAAAAATGGGGCTCGCGATGAAGACGGGTAATACAAGACCTATCCTGTAAAGGACCTTTACCTGAACCATGAAATATGCCACCCCCACCCTATAAGAACCCCTTATAACCTATGGGTAACCTATAACAACCTCTTATAACCTATG